TTACTTTCCCATTTATTACCATTGTGTTCATGATTTACAATACCACACATTTTTTTCCTATTTTCCCACCACATACCTGATTTTGGTATTTCTGTAGTTCCTGCAACCCCTAATATTCCAAAATCTGATTTAGAAAAATGTTTTTCTACTTTTTTTGCGAAACTTTTAGAGTCAAAATAAATGTCATCATGACATAACACAACAATATCAAATTCAGCTTCGTTTATAATTTCATTATAAACATGATTCAAAGATCTTTCACCATTATTTATTTTTTCAATAATTTGTACTTTTGGGTGTCCTGCGACACCCCTCAAATACTCAATAAATTCAGGTTTATGACTTCTTGTACTATATCCTATTGTAATCATATTCCTGTACTTCCAAAACCATTATCAGACCTTTCACCATCATTAACCAACTTCTCAACTAAATCAACTGTTACCCCTTGGAATACAGGACAGAGAACCGCTTGTGCTATTTTCATTCCTGTTGGGATAGAAACTAAATTATTAGTTGTATTGAATAGTATAACTTGGATTTCTCCAGTATAACCTTGATCTATTGTCCCTGGTGTGTTTAAAACAGTTAAACCTTGTTTCAATGCTAAACCACTTTTTGGTCTAACTTGTATTTCACAATTTACAGGAATATCCAATTTGATTCCTGTGGACACCAAAGATCTTCCAAAAGGTTCAATTGTTATGTGAGGACCAGCATTAAATAAATCAAAACCTGAATCAGTGTGATAATTATATCTTGGTAATATTTGTGTCTTTAGTTCCTCATTATTAACTAAAAATTCATACCCCAATGGGATTTTCTCCAAATCACCTTGATTTAATGAATCCAACATATCGAATGGGTTATCACCATCTAATAAATCTAGTTTTTCACCTTTTTGTAACCTCTCTAAAAGATCGGCAAGTTCTTGTTGAATTTGAATAAATTCTTCATCGTCTTCCAAATTAAAATCATCTTGGAAGTTTTCTTCATTATTTAAGCTCATAAAATTTCTTTACTACTTGATATAGCACCTTGATGTCTTTTTCGCAGTACTCGTTTATTTTTTCTTGACTATCAGTATTCCAATACGAAAAGTGTAAATTGTTTCCTGTTACTTCACCATCTTTGGAAGATTCAACATCCATTGACGCACACATTAGATCTAATGAACAAAGTGAGGTATAATTACCCAATTGCCAAAATTCTTTAGTATCCACCGCTTTTACTTCCCAAGGTTTAGTATCGGGTGTTGGTAATAGTGTTGATGGTTTAATGCCATTCATTAAACTTCTTTTTATGATATATGGAATATCAAATGATTTAACATTGTGTCCACATATCCAAAAACCCATTCCTTGTACTTTATTAAGTAAGGAATGAGTTTCTTTCAGGATATGTTTTTCCTCACCACTAATTATTTTTGTAACAAAGTTCCCGTTAGGATCTTCAAATCCTGCCGCAACACATACGATTTTTCCAAATTCAGGGATTAGTGCTGAAACACTAAGATATAATTCTTCAATCGTTGATTCCTGATGTTCAGGATATCGTTTATCTAACCAAGATCTGTTTTTAATAAAAAATTCAGATATTCTTGGGTAATTTTTTGTGAAATGGAAAAAATCCTTTTCGGTTCCGACGGTTTCAATGTCTAAGAACAAAAGTTTTGTTAGAGGTGTGTTAATCATTATATTAAAGTTTTATACCATTCTGCCCTTGTTTTGGTAACTTGATTCAAATCGTAAATATCTTTTACTGTTTCATATAGTCTTTGTCCCATATCAAAAGCCATATTAGGATTATCAACTAATTTTTTAACGTATTTGAACCAATCACTATGGTTTCTTTGTTCATCAACCAAAAGTGCGTTTCCATTTACAAAGTTACCATTTTCCAAGCAATGTTTCAAGTCAATTGTGTAAGGTCCGATATTTGATGCGATTAATGCTTTTTTATAAAACCCTGCCTCAATTACCTTAAGTTGTGATTTAACTCTATTGAATATGTGATCTTTAATTGGTGCCAATGACACATCAAATTTTGAATAGTTTTTAGCGTAAGATGTAACAGGTTTAGTCCAAACTCTTTGATAATATTCATCAGAATAATCACCCACAATTTCAGGTTTAAACTTCATTAATTCTTTTTTGTATTCATCAGAAATTAATGAATAATTATTTGTGAATATTTTTTCATACTCAAACCAAACAGTTTCTTCAGGTCTAATAGGTCTTTGTTTCTGTTCACCAGTTTGTTCATTTATTTCAGTCATTGTACCTCTAGTATCAAACCCACAAATATAAACTTGCATTTTGTCTTTAATTGGACTTACTTTATTAAAACAATCGTTTAAGAACATCAAATCGTGTAAGTGAGAAGAACCACCTAACCAACCAATCCTTAGTTTATCGTAAGGTTTTGTAGGCTCATTAAATTGAGGTTCTTTAGGATTAATCGCATTTGGAAAAATTACAACGTTTTTATTGTATTTTTTAATTTCCTCAACAAAGAAATGTGTAGTGGTTGTTATATAATCGGCAACTTTTAAAATAGATATAATTTTTTCGTGTATTTTATTAACACGAATTATCTCGTGAATTGGATGTTCTTTTGTAGGTAACCAATAATCATCAATATCAACTATTGTAATAATACCCAAAGTTTTTAAAATTCTAATAAAATTTTCAGTTTCTTCATATTTTCCAGCAATTACCCTATGAATATGTACAATTTGGTAGTTCATCCAAAATGGGATGTCTTGCATATTTGGATTATAGTCTATATCTACGTGAAAGTCTTCAGGATATAAGTTTTGTAAAAAAACGTGTGGATCTACAGATCTAAATTTACCCACACCAGTTCTATCAGATGGGATAACTAATACTTTAATTTTCGATTTACTCATAAAAATAATTTTATAAAGTATAACAAAAAAAATTAAATTATTAAATAAAAAACCCCGACTTTTGGTCGGGGGTATGTTAAGATACTTTTTTTATTTTATTAATTGTTCCTTGGAATATGTGATTTCCGACTTTAATTGTTATAGTGTCTTTTGTATTTTGACCACCAATCAAACCCGTTTCCTTTAATACTTCGTGAATAGTTTCTTTCATTAATTTTTTAATGTCTTCACCATTATCTTCACGAATTATTGTTTCTTTTTTAGTTGGATAAGTTTCATTAACAGGTTTTTTTGTACCCATTAGTCTTGCTGCTTTCTCAACTACTTCATCAGACAATGTTGGACTAAATTGTTGAGGTTGTGATATTGGGTGTTCCAACATTAGTCTTTTAATTTCATCTGGTAGTTTTGATCCAAGAACCTTTTCTTTGGTTAATGGACCAGAAGGTTTTGGTGTTGAAGGTATGGGCATCTCAGACATTAACTCTTGTGGAATGTTGTAAGTTGCGTTTACTGGTTCATAACCTTCTACGGTTGGGATATTACTTGTTAGTACCATTGAATCAACATTTCCTCTTTTGATTCCTTGGTGTTTGTCCATTATGGCTTTTGAAACCATAAGTTTTTGAATTAAATCATTTTCTGTTTTCATACTTCTTGTACTTGTGCGGGATTATCGAATTTAGCAATAATAATAACACGTTTCATACTTTTGTCACCACTTGGATTGAAATTTGGTCGCATTTCAGTAAAATTTTCTCCAGTAGGTTTAATTGATTGAATTTTATCTAACCTGAAAAACCTCCAAGATGGTAATGGTTTTTCACCCTTATAAGCTTTGTGTGACGCACCTTCTCTATCCCAAGCTCTTAATACTGGATTGTTTGCTTTTGAATATCCATAACATACGGGTTCTATTTCACGAAGACCGCGACCACCAGGTTCATCACCATCATAGTAAATGATAAGCACTTTTTTATTTTTAATAGCATCAGTAATCGTGCCAATACTTGCTTGTTCGGTAATTAGAGTTTTAAAAATATTAAATAGTTTCATCAATCAGATGGTATTGTGTATGGATTAGATTGTTTGTATTTATTAATTTTAATTTCATTTTTTCGTTCATTGATGTCAACAATGGTACCACCATTGTTATTATAAACATCTAAAAACGTACCAGTTCCTCTACCCATATCATCACCATCAGAAACTGCGTCAGGATTTGTTTGTGAGTATTCATTAACCAATGGTTTGAAATCATTCCTAGGTATTAGTTTTTTTCTTTGTTCTTCAGCGATTCTCGACAACTCGTTATTAGGTTGTGAAAAATCTAAGGGTTCATATGCCATATTAAAGAATTTTTTTCATTATTTCGTTTATTCTCTTTAAAGATTCTGTAACTTGAATATCCATATTTGTCAAATCTCGTTTAACGTCACGAGGTTTGAATTGTTGAGAACTGAACTTTTCAATGTATTCAGTATCAATTCCTGCGTCTTCTTTATGTTGATTTGTTGTTTTTAATTTTTTTCTATTGTGTTCCAAAGTATTATTTACCCAATTTTTCATATAGTCAGCACCATTTAATACAAAGGGTGCGTCTTTCTTATTACCTTCGTAAGAATCAAAAAAATTCTTAATTCTTTTTAATACAGAGTAAGATACTTTTTTGTTTTTAACTAAATCACGATTTCTTTTATACCCCTCAATAGATTCATCTTTTGTTTTAACCGTATTAAAACATTTATCTAAATACTCCACAACTTCACCGGGTACTTCAAAATCCCTTCCGTATAATTTCTTATTCATCGTAAATTGAATCAATTAAATCTTTTAGGTTAATGTTGTTTTTGTCTGCAAGTTTTTTAATATTCATAATTTGTTTTTTCAAATTATTAGAAATATTTTTTTCATCTGTATATATTTCACGATCTTCAGATTTTTTTTTCAGTAAATTTTCTAACATATCTAACATACGTTGTTTTTCAACCTCTTCTAAAGATTCTTTTTCAGATAAAGTCATTCGATCTATAAACCCTTTTTGTTTTCTAATTTTTTTAGGTGCGTTTTTTGTTTTTTTACCAAAAGGATCTTTACCTTGTTGTTTTGTTCTATCAACCGCCTCAATAGGATCTAACCCCAATTTTTCTCTAAAGTATTTGAAAGTTTCTTTTCCATTCATGTCCTTAGTTTCCTCATAACCAAAAGCATCAGACATATCAGTCTCTCTGACTACCGATTCACCATAATAAACACGATACCCTCTAAGTATGGGGTTCATAGTTTGACGTGTCATAGCAACAGTCTGGTCCATAGTCTTTTTCGGAGCAAGTCTAGGGTCAATAATAGGAATTCTTGAGGATGAAAAACTACCATCATCATCAATTAATTCTTTAACCTCACCCTTTGATTTAATTTTAAGAACCTCATCATCGATATCATCTTTTGAGAACTTTTTAGTTCCTAATTTTTTTATAAGTTTTTTAATATCTCCTTTTGAATCTTTTTTCAGTTTCACAGATTTTGTTTTACTTTTTGATTCATTCAAAGTATCTGTAAAGTTATAACGTAAGATAATCTCATCACTAGATTCCATAATAGTGATTATTAGATTATTGTTTTCAAATTTTAAAGTGGTTGATTTCATTTACACTTTTTTACTATAAATACTCAGTAAGTATGTATTTATCTATAATGGCATATCAAAATATAAATCAATACGTATTTCCAAAGGTTTTTTTAAGACCTGCTGTGAATATTTCTGATCTTTCATTAACCTCAGATGAAAAAGATTTTAATGAAGAAGTTGTTTTTTCTAACGAAGTTATTGGTGTTAATGATGGGAATAAATTACCAATTAATATAGATTTAGATTCTGAAGATTGTAATCAACAACTAACATTAGATTATTATTCTTATAACTTGAATAATATTTTAATATCCAAAAGTTATTATAATCCTGACAATATTCCAGCAACTTCATTAAGTGGTGGTTGTTACTCAAGTCAAACATTATATGATATTGGACTTACAGGTACTGATAATGGATTAATGTCAGGACTTACTGGTGTATCAATATCATATACAAGAGGTTTATTACCTAATTCACAAAAATTTGACAGATACTCATATGATAGAAGATTTAAAATGTTTCAGGTTAGATCTATGGTTCCCACACTATCTTCATATTTCAGTGGAATAACCGCAACAACAGATTATGGAATAGTATCTCAAAATGGATATAATGAGGGTTATTATAATGATTTATACGGATCTTTTTATCAAGGATTTTATAAACTATTTGGATATGATTACGAGGTTATCCCTGAAAGGTATCATAAGGGATGGACTATGGAAATGGTTTTAAAACCTAGAGTTATTCCCGAATATGAACCATCACCTAGTGAAACAAATTTAAACACCATTTATCCTGAAAATAAAAACATATTTTTTTATATGGGAACAAGGGCTGAAGATAAATTTTATCATCCGGCCGACTATACTTTGTCAGGTTCAGCCAGTGGTTATACCCCTGTTACATCAGGATTAACAGATTTAAGTACAAGTGCCTGTTATAATAGTGCAATAACAAATTCAACATGTGTTACGGTGTATCCAAAAACAGGAACAACTACCGAACACATCATCAATTATTTTTCAAGACCTAAAATTTCAGAACAAACTATTCAAAATCCAATTAAAGACCCATTATATGATTCAATGTCTAATTCTTTAGCAATTATGTTTAGTGGAAATCCTTTAAATCCTAATATTTGTGTTAGGGTATTGTATTTTACCGGTTCTTGTATTACCACAGGGTCGTGTTTCAACACTGGGTTAACCTATTCGAGTGGATACACGGTATCTACATATTGTTCAAGTAAAGGAATTTATGATACATGTACAGGTACAACTTTTGTGGAATATCCTCATTGGGTTTTGATTGATGCGACGTTTGAAAGAAATTCATACTATGATGATTGTGATTTGTTGTGGAGAGGTGGTTTAGGGGACATTAGTTATTCAGCATTTACTGCTACTGCAGCAAACAATTCAATATCTTTGGTTAGACCACCAATAACTCACGATAATATTTCACCAGCAATGGAAGAAATAATCAACATTAACAGAGAGTTTTTGGATCAAAAATCAGATAGAATTGGAAAATTGAAAATTTCAGTAAATGGAAAACCATTTTTTGTCTTAAACAATTTTGAAGAAATTATACCGAGACCCCTTAACACTAAACGGGAAAGACAGGTTGGTGTACCATTCAATCTATCTTGGGGTGGTGGAACACAGGGATTGAGAGAAAATTTAACATTTAGTGCTCAGACTAGTGGAGGTACTTGGACGTATCAACAAGATCCCCAATTATTCCCTGATAGTGTTTTAAGTGGAACTAGTTTAAGTGCGTTAACAAATAACATAATAATAGAAAAGAATTTTGCAGGAACATTTGATGGATCGATATCCCAATTTAGGTTTTATATTCAACCATTATCTGTCCCTGAAATACAACATAATTTCAGAATATTAAAAAATAAATTTTCATTACTTGATTTGTTTTGTGCTAGTTGTAATTACACACCTGAATATGTGTTATTAACAACTGAAGCTACCGATCCAATTACAAGTGAAAGTGGTGATACTTTTTATGTAAAATTAGTATAAAATGGCAAATATTAAAATTTCACAACTTCCATTACAAGGGAATAGACCTGAAGGTAATGATGTGTTTCCTATTGTTGATGTATCAACAAATCCTAATAACCCTGTTACAAAAAAAATAACATTATCTGGTGCTTCACAAGAAATAGTATCCATAGGATGGGATGTATATACTGGAAATTTGTTTTCAACTGGAAATTCAATTAATATTAATTCTAATTTAATTATAACTGGAACTAGTTTATTTAATAATAATGTAACAATTAATGGTAATACTAATTTACAAAATTCATTAAGTATATCCGGTTTAACAAGAATTAACAATAATTTAGTAGTAACTGGTAATAGTACCTTAAATACTTTGGTAGTAACAGGTAATACAAACTTACAAAATACTCTTAATGTTTCGGGATTAACAACAATAAACAATAATCTTAATGTCACAGGATCGACAAATTTACAAAATGGATTAAATGTTACGGGAACAACAACTTTTTCAAATCCCGTCTCAGTAAATTCAAATGCAACGATATCAGGTGATTTAGTTGTTAATGGTAATTTTTCATATTCCGGTTTATCAGTTACTGGGAATACAACGCTAACATCTTTGAATGTTACTAATGGTATATCAGCCCAAACCATTACTGCAACATCAATAAGTACCAATGTGAGACCTTATTATACTAACAGGGGAACTATCACGGTAAGTGCTAATACCAACACCGTAATCCCTATTACAATGCCAATTGGAAATTTACAATTAGGATCAACGATTGAAACATATACATTATTTTCGGCCTCAACTGCCACAACAATACAAGTGTCTCTATCAACTGGAAGTACATTTAACTTAGACGCGACAGGTTTTTTAAGTTGGGGTCCTCAGAGTGGGGGGACTTCCTATCAATATCCTTGCCAAGTTAAAGTTAAGGATTTAACAACTCTCGTATCTTGGCCGGTGATTAGAAACGCAGTAAATCAAAATTCAACAACAGCAATTAGACTTAAGACAATACCTGATATCACTTCAAATGAAATATCATTAAATTGGTCTTTCTCGGCAAATAGTACGGTTTTAATTGAAAATTTATTTTTTGAGATAAACTATTAACAATCTAATTTATTATTCATTTTATTTTACTATTTTTTTAATTAAAATATTAAAATGAAAAAACGTAATAATAGAATTTTTATACAAATTGCGTCGTATAGGGATCCCCAACTTGAACCAACGATTCTGTCGGCAATAGAAAATTCGGACAATCCAAAAAATTTGGTTTTTGCAATTGCTAGACAATACCACCCTGATGATAATTTTGACAATTTAATACAATTTAGAGATGATAATAGGTTTAGAATATTGGATATATTGTATAGCGATGCTAAAGGGGCTTGTTGGGCTAGAAACCAAATTCAACAACTTTATCAAGGTGAAGGTTACACACTTCAAATAGATTCACACCATAGATTTGAAAAAGGTTGGGATACTACTTTGATTAATATGGTTAAGGAGTTACAAAATGATGGATACCCAAAACCATTGTTAACTGGTTATGTTTCATCATTTGATCCCGATAACGATCCAAATGGCAGAGTTAAAGATCCTTGGAGAATGGTTTTTGATAGGTTCATTCCTGAAGGTGCTGTTTTCTTTTTACCTGAAACAATACCAAATTGGCAAAATCTAACAAAACCTGTTACAGCCAGATTTTATTCCGCACATTTCTGTTTTACTTTGGGTGAATTTTCTAATGAAGTACAACACGATCCTGAATATTATTTTCACGGAGAAGAAATATCTATTGCGGCAAGAGCTTACACGCATGGTTATGATTTATTTCATCCACATAAAGTTGTTGTTTGGCACGAATATACAAGAAAAGGGAGAACCAAACAATGGGATGATGATAAGGATTGGGGGTCAAAAAATAGTTATTCTCACAGAAAAAACAGAGTTTTGTTTGGAATGGATAATGAAACACAAGACATTGATTTTGGTAAATATGGGTTTGGAAAAAATAGAACACTCAGGGAGTATGAGATATATTCGGGTCTTTTATTTGAAAAAAGAGCGGTCCAACAATATACACTTGATAAACAATATCCACCTAATCCATATAATTTTCAGAATGAAGAGGATTGGAAAAATAGTTTTGCACAAATTTTTAGACATTGTATTGACGTTGGGTATAGTAGTGTTCCTGAAAAAGATTATGAGTTTTGGGCGGTGGCTTTTCACGATGAAAATGATAATACCATTTACAGAAAGGATGCTGATAAAAATGAAATCGATGGTTTTTTCAGAGATCCTGATGGATATTGTAAAATTTGGAGGTCTTTTGAAACGTCCTATAAACCAAAATATTGGGTAGTTTGGCCATATAGTACATCAAAAGGTTGGTGTGAAAGGATAACAGGGAATTTATGAAAAAAATTGATATAAATAAAATTAAAAAGTTTGTTATAAACCTAGATCGAAGACCTGATAGATTAGAACATTTCAAAAAAGAAATGGAATGGATGGGTTGGGAGTTCGAACGATTTAGTGCTATTGATACAAATAGTTACATTGGATGTGCTAAATCACATCAAGAAGTTGCTAAAATTTGTTTGGAATCAAATGACGAGTATTTTATGGTGTTAGAGGATGATATTTTTTTTATGCCATACTCTAAAGAACAATTACAAAGATGTGAAGACGAACTTAATAATATTGAATTTGATTTTTTTCATTTATCACCATCATTACATAGACCTGTTAATAATTTAACAGATTATTTAATAGATATATCAAATTTACCATCTAAAGATGAAAATAGACATAGAGAGGTTTTTGGTACTTCGGGTTTTATAATGAATCGGGCGGTTTGTGAGTATATTTTGAATTGGGATACTGACAAATACACTATAAATAATCATCAACAATTACCTATTGATTATTACTTGGTAAAATCTGTTTACCCAAATTTGAAGTCGTTTTCATCATCACTACCTATTGTAACACAGATAAATGATTTTTCAGATATAAACCAAAGTAATTACAACCCTCATTATATTATAACGTATAATTGGAATCTTTATACTGAAAATAAAATAGACCAAAAATTATTTGACATTGGTTATGCTAAAAGTGTTAGAATATGAAAGTAAAATTTATTACAGCGATTTACACTGACCTTTATGGTACCGAATTTGGAGGTAGACCAAATCGTAAGGGACATTATCGTTTTAGTTTGTTATCCCTATTAAAGATGTCTGATGCTGATTTTGTGTGTTATACCTCAAATAGAGAGGTTGACGAACTTAGAAATTTTTTTTATAATGAACACCATATTGACCCAATTAAATTAAAAATTGAGGTTTTTGATTTAGATAAAACTGAAAAAACAGAGATCATAAAAAAATATAAAAATTATGAACAAGTAAAAACATCTGATAGATGTATTGATATCCAATATTCAAAGTTTGAGTGGTTGAAAATGAATCTGAACGATGGGTATGATTATATTTTTTGGATAGATGCTGGTTTATCACATTGTGGACTTATTCCTAATAAATATTTGGTTTCCGAAGGATTTCAAGATATTTTCAGAACATACTTTGAAAGTACTATATTCAATAATAATCTATTGAAAAATTTGATTAATTTCACAAATGACAAAATTTTTATAATAGCGAAGGAGAATGAAAGAAATTATTGGTCAGGAACGGTTAATTCTATTCATTTTAAGAACTATAATAGATCTTATCATATAATCGGTGGATTGTTTGGTGGATTATTTGAAAATGTGAAAATACTTGTTAATCATTTTGATGAAAACGTTATTAAAGTTACTGAACATGATGGTAGATTATATCATGAAGAGGATATAATGACATTAATTTGGAGGAATTATGAGGATAATTTTAATGTTAAATATTTTGATACATGGTGGCACGAAAACGAACGTGTACCAGGACTAGATATTATTGAACATACTAATAAAAATAAATCATTTTATAAAATTTTAGAAGAACTTAGTTTATGAGTTTAACTTTTGTAACAGGATTATGGGATATTAAACGATCAGAATTATCAGATGGATGGTCAAGATCGTATGAGGATCATTACCTTAATAAATTTCAAGACCTTTTAAGGGTTGAAAATAATATGATTATATTTGGTGATGAGGAATTAGAAAAGGTAGTGTTTAAAGTACGGAATCAAACAAACACCCAATTTATCAGACGAGATTTAGAATGGTTTAAAAATAATGATTACTTTGACCTAATTCAAAAAATCAGAAATAATCCCGATTGGTATAATCTTTCAGGATGGTTAAAAGACTCTACTCAGGCATCGTTAGAATATTATAATCCTTTGGTTATGTCCAAAATGTTTTTGTTAAACGATGCCACAATAATGGATAAGTTTAATTCAGATCAATTGTTTTGGATTGATGCTGGTATAACAAATACTATTCATTGGGGATATTTTACACACGATAAAATACAAAATACCTTATATGAGAGTGTTAAAAAATTTACTTTCGTCGCATTTCCTTATGACGCTAATAATGAAATACATGGATTTGAGTATAACAAAATAAATGAACTTGCCAGACAAGATGTTAAATTTGTTGCTAGAGGTGGATTGTTTGGTGGACCTAAAGACACTATATCAGAAACTAATGGGAAATATTACGAATTGTTAATGTCAACATTAAGGGATGGTTACATGGGAACTGAAGAGTCATTATTTAGTATTATGATGTACAAATATCCTGAAAACTATGATTTTTATCCTATTGAGGGAAATGGACTAATTTCCAAATTTTGTGAAGATATTAAAAATAAAACACACGAAAAAAGGAACTTCAAAAAAAAATACAACCACGACACTGATAAAACCGGATTATATGTGATAGGATTTAATAGTCCTAAACAATTTGAAACTTTAATATTTTCAATGCTAGAGTATGATAGAAACTTTATAGATGCAACTAAAAAATACCTATTAGACAATTCAACAGATTTATCAACTACAGATGAATACAAAAAACTATGTGAAATTTATGGTTTTGAACATATAAAGAAAAATAATTTAGGCATTTGTGGTGGGAGACAATGGATTGCTGAACATTTTGAAGAAACTGAATTAGATTACTATTGGTTTTTTGAAGATGACATGTTCTTTTATCCAAAAAAAGGAGAAGTTTGTAAAAATGGTTTTAATCGATATGTTGAAAACTTATACAATAAATCTATGGGTATAATTAATAATCAAAATTTTGATTTCCTTAAATTAAATTTTACCGAGTTTTTTGGTGATAATGGAACACAATGGTCTTGGTATAATGTTCCACAAAATGTTAGAGAAGAGTTTTGGCCTACATATCCAAAATTACCTGAAATAGGAACTGATCCCAAAGCACCAAAAACAAAGTTTAATAATATTAGGTCATATCAAGGTGTTCCATATGTTGATGGTGAAATATATTACTCAAATTGGCCACAGGTTGTAAGTCGAGAAGGTAATCGAAAAATGTTTTTAAATACTAAATGGTCACACCCATACGAACAAACTTGGATGAGTTTTATGTACCAAGAACATAAAAAAGGTAATTTAAATGGTTCACTATTATTGATAACACCGACTGAACACGATAGGTTTGATCATTATTCAAGCGACCTAAGAAAAGAATCATAATGGTATATTTATCATTATGGAATTTTTTATAAGAAAAGGTGCAACATTACCACTTTTGAAAATGCAAGTCGTTAATGATGGTAGAACAAGTTTTGAAGAGTTTATGACAACACTCGAAACCGCTTCTATATTTTTTTCTATGGTAAATACAGAAAATGGTGTTACAAAAATAAGTTCGGTTCCCGCAAGAATTGTTGAAAAAACAAATATGGATCCAAACGCTAATCCTGAATATTATGTTTATTATAGGTTTAGACCTTCGGATACTAATAGATCTGGTAGATATGAGGGGGAATTTATTATTCAAACTGAAACAGGAACATTAATCACACCAATTAGGGATAGATTATTCATAAACATAACCGATTTTTCATAATTATATCTAATGAATTTTTTTATAAAGAAAAACTCAACATTACCAAAGTTAAAATTTGAATTGATCAATGATGGTCGTAGTGATTATCTGTTGAATACTGCTTTGAGTAATTCTGACACATTTTATTTGTCTTTGTGGGACATTGAAAAGAAAATATACAAAACAATAAAAAAAGAATGTACGATAACTAGTGAAGTAAATGAAGAAGGGTTATTAAGTTACTTTATAAATTATCAATTTAGTTTGAGTGAAACTAAAGAAAGTAAAACATTTGAAGTTCAGATCTCTCATATTGATGAACGAGGTACTGAAATATTCCCAATCAAAGAAAAAATTTATTGTATGGTTTTAGATGGTTTTGGTGGTGAAAATCAAACAAATAATACTAAATATAAATTAAATATTTCTTGTTGTTCATCAAATGTTGATTTTCCATCACTAACACCAACAAGAACTCAAACCCCCACACCAAGTATTACACCAACTATTACACCAACACCAAGTATTACACCGACTATTACACCAACACCAAGTATTACACCAACTATTACACCAACACCAAGTATTACACCAACCAATACACAAACTTGATATGACCTGTTGTTGATTTTGTTGTTTTTTTAAGATATCTTTGTGGTGTTAAGGTTAATGTCCGTTTGTCGGGCAGCGAATGTACCACACGAAAAAAAATATTTTATGATTGATCAAAACGAAATTGAAAGGTTTTTGCAAGGAAATGATCCTGAGCAATACATTGTCGGTGTTGAATATGATTATACCAAAGATTGTATTTGGAAAATTATTGAACACCCAATCCACGGAAAACAAATCAAAAAAGACACATTTATTCCATTTGCTTGGGTTGGTGATTTAAGGGGGTTAAACTTCTATAAATCTTCCAAAGCGGCACAGAAGGAAGCGATGACAAAACACAAAATTGTCATTGAAAAACTCCGTACGGATGATGATGAAAGATTAGAAAAAGGTCTTACGTTTATGGTAAGATCCTTAATGGGATATAGAAATCTAATACAATTTTTTAGAGAGGGTGGTGTTGATCCGTGGGGTGAAAACACTAAGGATCTTATTATGGTCTTACCACCTGTAGAACAATTCTTAATATCAAAGGAAAAACGATTATTCAAAGGATTTGAGGAGTATGATGAGATTACTAGATTAGTATTTGACTTGGAGACGACCTCGTTGGAACCAAAGGATGGTCGTATCTTCATGATTGGTATGAAAACCAATAAAGGATATCGTCGGGTTATTGAATGTACTAACGACGATGAGGAACGTGCAGGATTGATTGAATTTTTCCGAGTTATAAATGAATTAAGACCAAGTATTATCGGTGGTTATAACTCAGCAAACTTTGACTGGTATTGGATATTTGAAAGAACAAGAATTCTTGGTTTGGATATTAAGAAGATTGCTCAAACATTAAATCCTGAAGTTAAGATTAAACAAAATGAGTCTTTGTTGAAATTAGCCAATGAGGTTGAGAAATATAACCAAGTTGGTATGTGGGGTTATAACGTAATTGATATTATCCATTCCGTTCGTCGAGCACAGGCTATCAACTCAAGTATTAAAAGTGCGGGTCTTAAATATATTACCCAATATATTGAAGCCGAGGCACCTGATCGTGTGTATATTGACCACTTGGATATCGGACCTTATTACAGAAACAATGATGATTTTTGGTTGAACGTTACCAACGGCAAATACAAAAAGGCAGATAAACCTGAATTTAATGATTTGGATGTTCGTTTTCCTGGTGTTTATAAGAAGATTAGTGGTAGGGAATTGGTTGAGATGTATCTTGACGATGACTTGGAGGAAACTCTCAAAGTGGATGAAGAATTTTCACAAGGTTCGTTCTTGTTGGCATCACAGGTACCAACAACATATGAGAGAGTTTCAACAATGGGTACGGCAACGTTATGGAAAATGATTATGTTGGCTTGGTCCTATAAATACAAATTGGCAATTCCTGAAAAACAAGGTAAAACAGACTTTGTTGGTGGTCTATCAAGATTGATTACTGTGGGGTATTCTAAGAACGTATTGAAACTCGACTTTTCATCACTTTATCCATCAATCCAATTGGTACATGATGTGTTCCCAAAATGTGACATTACAGGTGCGATGAAGGGGATGTTAAAGTATTTCCGTGATACTCGTATCAAATATAAACAACTCGCCGAGGAGTTTCATACTATTGATCCTAAAAAATCAGTATCATATGACCGAAAACAATTACCAATTAAGATTTTCATCAACTCTATGTTTGGTGCGTTATCTGCCCCACAAGTATATCATTGGGGGGATATGTATATGGGAGAACAGATTACCTGTACTGGTCGTCAATATTTAAGACAGATGATTAAATTCTTTATGAAGAAAGGGTATCAACCACTTGTGATGGATACCGATGGTGTAAACTTTTCATCCCCTGATGATATTGATGATCGTAAGTATATTGGGAAAGGAAACAATTGGAAAGTTAAGGAGGGTAAGGAATATACTGGTGCCGAAGCAGATGTTGCCGAATATAATGATTTATTTATGAGAGGTGAAATGGCGTTAGATACTGATGGTGTTTGGCCGTCCTGTATTAACATTGCTAGAAAGAACTACGCTCTTATCACTGATAAAGGTAAAATTAAACTTGTCGGGAACACGATTAAATCTAAGAAGTTACCGGTATATATTGAGGAATTCTTGGATAAGGGGATTAAGATGTTATTGAAAGGTGAGGGTAAGGAATTTGTTGAGTATTATTATGAATACCTTGATAAGATTTATAACAAACAAATTCCCCTTGTTAAGATTGCTCAGAGAGCCAAAGTTAAGTTGAGTATGGAGGATTATAAAATCCGATGTTCGTCCACAACTAAGGCAGGTAATTCTATGAGTAGAATGGCACATATGGAGTTAGTGATGAAAGACGGAATATCTGTGAACCTTGGTGATGTTATTTATTATGTAAATAATGGAACTAAAGCGTCTCACGGAGACGTTCAAAAAGTTACAAGTGTAAAGGCCAAAAAGGAAATGGAAGAACAGATGTTGGCTTATGGTAAAGTTAATAGTCCTAACCAATATTATGATCCTACTGTTAAGATAAATTGTTACCGATTAAATCCTGCGGACATTGAGAATAACCCTGATTTATTAGGTGATTATAATGTACCAAGAGCAATTGTTACGTTTAACAAACGTTTAGAACCACTTATGGTTGTGTTTGGTGAAGAAGTTAGAAATAGTCTTTTGGTTTCCGAACCTGAAAATAGAGGATTGTTTACCGCAACACAATGTGAATTGGTTAATGGTCTTCCATTAGAAGATGGTGATCAAGACTCCCTACAAGAAGTATTGACCATATCTGAAGATGAGTTTAAGTATTGGGAAAAAAGAGGATTAGATCCATACTATATGTATGGAAACGCAACAGAGGGTTGGGAACAGTTCATTTAAACTGTTTTCAACCCATCTGATGATAGAATATACCAGTTTCCCTCAACAAACCTGAAATCAACACAGGCGCCTTTTTCTAAAATAATTTCATCCCATTCTTCGTCAATACGACCTAAATCAGGAATGATGAGTGCTCCATTTAATACTTTAACGATTATTGAATCACCCAATTGTGAGTTTAATTTAATCTTACAATTATTTTTTGCAATAACTAATGATTCCCCACTAGTTGTGATTATGTCTAAATCACTAACTAAAGTTCTTCTTTGATCAGGTAAACTTGTTCTTACAATTGTTCTTTTAACTTGTTGCATATTATATCGCTTGAATTGGTACTTTAAACGCTCTGAATTTAAGTTGTTTATTTAGGTTTTCAGCGATAGACGCTTCTTTCTCCATTTGTTTTTCAGGTCGTAGTCTTTCTAAACGTAATTTAAGTTCCTCTAAAAGTGTAGATTTTTCGTCTTTAGCTTCAGTCTGAAGTGTTGTATATTCCATTTGAAGTTCTGAATCGGGAGTCTTTAAATTACCCGAGTATTTACCCCTAACTCTTGATAAAGTTTCTTTAACGTAAGCCGTAAACCAACGACGAACCCATTGTTGTGCTGGTACATTCAAATCTACCCAAGATAAATTTTCTAATGGAACATCGGAAGGTAATTTAACAATGTCGGGATTTGCGGCTAAACACGAATCTCTATTATCATCGGTAGTATCATAATACCAATAAAAAACTCGGTATTGATTATATCCGATATTTCCAAAATTAAACTTACCACCAGGAACGTTTAATAAGTGAACCATTTTCTTTCCGTCAGGAAGTGCGGTAATTCTATAGGTAAGATCGGAACCTAAAATTCTTGATTTAAGATTGATATCTTGCATACGAGCAACCATATCATAAGCCGACATCATAAAGTATCCTCCTTGGAAACCCATTTGAGAGAATCCGGCAGGACCACCAATACCAGGACCACCTAAAAATCCCATTGACCAAGGATCAAATAATGTGTTATTTAATGCGGGTCTTGTGTACCACATCAACTCATTAACTTCTCTACCCGCAGGAATTTCATATAATTGTTGATTTGGTTTAAGTTCAAAATAATCTTGTTTTAACACCCAAGGACCATTTGTTTGTAATCCCACAATTTTTGAGTAAGCGTAAGTGTATTGGGTTTCCCAATCTAATGTTCTCCTAACAAGAGCATTTGCAACTGATTTTTCATCAAGATTTAATCCATATAGGGAAGTCCATTGTGATTCAATCAACCAATCCAAAACGTATTGTGAGTAATCACCTATGGATAATTCCATAAGGGAATCCATCATTTCATCCTCAATCTCAACAGAACGGATTGGGGCACCTAAAAGATTTTTAATTCTTTTGTATAATTGACTTCTTTCTGGTTCAGGAATAATTGCCATAGTCTTTTTTCATATAAATATCAATCACTTTGATAATATATGAACGACAGACTCGATTGGAAATTTGTAATCACCATTAACAATAATGGTTTGATTGTTCTTAACGACATATAGTTCTTTCGTGTTATTGAAAATCAAAAAATCAGTACTATAGGACTTTACTAGTCCTGCTCCAACAAACTTAATAAATCCATCACTTTTTTCAATTTTTTGGTATGGTTTTATTTGACCTGTTTTATTAACACCATCAATGTTGATGGTGACATCAACACCACCAAACATATCGTCCTTTTTACCTGATCCACTAGAAATGATAACATTATCCTCACCATAGACTTTTTTAAGTAAAGGAAATACGTTTAATTCGGTTTTTTTACCTTTTTCGTATGTCTCAGTTAATTTTGACATAATTGTGTTGAATATCGTATGTTCCTCATTGAATATTTTTGACGAATTACTTTTCAATATTGTCATCATACGTTCTATCGTTACTTTTTGAGACTCCTTGGTATTACCAAAGTCCAACAATGGTTGTCCAACTTTCAACAAGACTTTATTTATCTCTTTAACTAAGACACAAAACACCATAATGTTTGATGAAAGATAGTTTAAAACTGATCTTCCACCACATTCAAAATCATAAATACCCTCAACATCATCACCCTGTTTTCCCCAATATTCACTGAATGTGGATTTAAGTATTTCTATGATACCAATTTTGTATTTGTTCTTTAAGTCTTTGTTTTCTGAAAACAATTGAAAATATTCAACGTGGTAATAACGATCCTTAATTACTTTTTCCTCGTTAATTACAAATGGTTTTTTCATTATTTTTTTGGTTTAAGTTTCTGATACTCTGAATTTACGAAATCCCAATTTACAACCTTCCAAAAGTTCTTGATGTATTGGTCTCTCTTATTTAGGTAGCGAAGATAATACGCATGTTCCCAAATGTCAAGGCCTAATAAAACTTTTCCTCCACCTCTAATATTATTCATCTCAGGGTTATCTTGATTTGATGTTGAAGTAACACGAAGTTTTCCATTACTTCCAACAACCAACCAAACCCATCCTGAACCAAATTTATCTTGAGCAACCCTCTCAAACTTTTTTCTAAAATCATCGTAAGAACCAAAATCTTTAATGATTTTATCTAATAACTCCTCTGATGGTTTTGTCTTATTTGGTGATAACATTTTCCAAAAAAGTTGATGATTATAAACACCACCGGCATTATTTCTCACCTTTCTATTATACCTTGATATTTTTTTAATTAAACCCTCAATTGGAATTGTTTGATCATCAGGTAGAAGATCATTTAATTTTTTGATGTACGTTTTGTAATGTCCATTATAATGGACATCCATAGTTTCCTTGTCTATGAAGTCGGATAAAGAATTAGGGTTATAATCCAATTTTTGTGCTTTGTAATTCGCCTCAAAAACGTTTTTACCTTCCAATATCGTTTCAAGTAATTCTATCTTTCTTTCTAATTGTTTCATAATGATAAATATATCATTATCTTCTAGTGTTGATTAGGGTCATAATCTCCTCAACAAAATCACCCTTACTTAAATTATCACCCATAACGGTTTCAAATATGTTTTTCTTTTTCTGTAGGATATTATATATGATACCCTCAATTGTATTATCAAAAATAGGGTAATATACCAAAACGTTATTCTTTTGTCCGTATCTATATGCACGATCTTCTGCTTGTGAATGGTCTGAAGGTACAAATGATAAGTCGTTCATAACTACAACCTCGGCGGATGTTAAGGTAATACCAACACCTGCAGCTTTGATATTCCCAACAAATACCATAATATTTTCATCATTTTGGAATTTATCAACATTATCTTGTCTCATTCCTTGTGACATACTACCATCAAGACCAACGGCTTTTTTTCCAAAATGAGATAAGATAGTATTTAACGAGTTAGTAAAATTGGTAAATACAATGACCTTCTTACCTTGTTCAATAATATTCTCACATAACTCAATTGTTGATTTAACTTTCTCTTCTGAAATTACCTGTCTAACTTTCATTAGTTTGGTAAATTGAACGGTCAATGATGTTGAGTCTTCAGATTTATCGTACCAATCATAATACTCGCCCATCAATCTCTCGTATTCATAAGATTTTAATTTAAGATAAACTGGTGTTATGATTTTTTCGGGTAGATCCAATACATCGGTTTTCAAACGTCTTAACACTTGACGAGATGTCCTATCACGAAGTTCTTCAAGATTTGACGCACCACTAACATTCCATATTTTTCTTTTACCAACACTGAATTGATACCCTTCACAATATCTGATAACATATGCCATCCAATTCATGGCAACGGGGGAATCAATTAAATTCAATAAGTTATAATAATTGATTGGTCTTGATGTGATTGGTGTACCTGTCAATAACCATAATCTATCAATTTTTTTAACAAAATCATTGATTAGTTTTGTTCTCTGTGCTTGTGTGTTTTGAATATAATGACAATTACTTACTAAGATATTGTTAGCAAAATAGTTATGATTATCCTCAATTTCTAAATCATAAACTCTTGTATTTTTTGAATACACATTTGTGGATTTATCATAACTTCCTCGTTCCAAAATCTCAATACTTTCCACCCTAACGAATTCAATTCCTTTGGTTTTTGTGGTGATATTTTGTTCCTTATTATTGATGAACAACTCTTTAAACAACATTTTCCCTTCTTCCAAATTTGTTTCTTTGAAAGTGGTTTTTGACAACATATACAAGTCATCGGTTGATGTGAGGTCCTTTGCTTTAACATATCCTTTATTATTTACATAGAACTTATGATTATCAGTACACTCTATAAATCGCCCGTTGTTGAGTTTTATTTTGTATATAGTGTCTTTATTTTTTCTAATCCATCTATTTATTTTTTTATATTCAAAAATTTTATTTTTGTGATTAAATGTTAAAATTTTAACATCTAACCCATTCTCTACAATATCTCCAATATTTTTTTCACCAAATTCAGTGATAATTTTAGTATCGTATGTAAAACATTCATCTAAAACAACCAAACCAAAACCTTCATTTAATATCTGACTATTTTCTCTATTTTTTGGATCGTGAAAATTCTTTAAGATGTCGTAATTTACAATAACGAAATCTGCGGATTCCCATTTTTTACCATCAATGATGGCAACTGAACGATCCGTATAATTTTCAATTTCACGTTGCCAGTTAATCTTTAATGATGCGGGACTAATAATCAAAATCTTATCAACACCCGTTTCCAAAGCTGCGATAATCGCTTGTGTCGTCTTTCCTAGCCCCATATCATCTGCTAAAATATATTTCTTATTTCCAACTAATTTTTCAATACCTTCTATTTGATGAGACAATGGAGGTCTATGAGAATACTTTTCATAATCAATATTAACTTTAATGGAGTTGTCTTTAATAATTCCTGATTTTGGCATCCAAAAATCATATAACTCCTCGTGTTCATTAAATTTTCCCCAAATGTGATACGATGTGTCTTTTTCCACTAATAACTTCTCAACCCATATTTTTGTTGGAACTTCCGTTAATAATTTTTCATCTGCAAGTTTGTTAGCAAAATACATATCAAGTTCAACCCATTTTCTTGCAATTTTAGGTGTGGTGTCTTTATACGATAAGATATATTCTGCTTGATTTCTCGTAGGATAGAACTTTTTATTAGTGTCTTTTTTGATTTTTAATTTGATAATATAGTTGTTTGCCCCTGAATAATTATCAAGGACATCAAGTGCTCTAATTTCAAGCGGTTGATTGATTTTTATTTCATTCATACTTAAAAGGTAAATATAATAAACAATCAAGTATTTATCAATATGGCAGAGCGTAAAGTACCGATAACAAGATTAGGAAAGTTTTTTGGCGCCGAAGACTATGACTTAGACATTGAAATGGGTCGTGAATGGTTGGAGGGTGACATGAACTTCACATTGGTTTTATATAAAGTAGATAAAGGTAAATCCAAAAAAGATGACGTTTATGGTGAAACACCTGAAGGTGGTATTACTTATTTGCCACCAGTTGAGTTTAAGGCTTATGTTAAAATTGTTGCACCTGAAAACAAATTTATTGGGAATAGTAAGTTAGATCAGATGGAACCTGGTAATATGACATTCTCGGTTTATCAAAAGGAATTGGATGAACTTAGTATAGAGATTGAATTTGGTGATTATGTTGCATATTATGAAACAGAAACTAAGGTTAGGTATTATAGTGTGGCAAATGATGGTCGTGTTACATCTGATTTGAAACATACATATGGGGGATATAAACCATTTTACAGAACATTTGTTGCGGTTCCTGTTAATAGAAATGAATTTAATGGAATTTAATAATGGCATTACCAAAGAAAATTATACCTACATTACCTTTAGTTGAACCTAAAATAGGTCCTGCTAGAAGACAGGAACTTCTTGATAAAATCAATGAAGATGGGACTTATTTACCTAAATCTATATTACACGCTGATTTAGATAGAGGATTTTTAGATTTTGTTAAAGATGAATTACAAATTGTAAGTGAAGGTAAAGTAGTTCCAACTTTGGATCTTATTATAACAACACAAAATTGGGCACAATTTACTCAAACTTGGGACACTCAGGATTTAGATAAAAATGTATCTTTACCATTTATAACCGTTGTTAGAGTACCTGAAGTTCAGTTTGGTCAAACTTATGGGGGAATGTTTAATATCCCAAATAGGAGACAATATCAATATATTGCAGTACCAACTTGGGACGGAACAAGAAAAGGTGTTGACGTTTATACTATACCACAACCAGTACCTATAGATATAACATACAATGTTTATATCATATGTAATAGAATGAGAGAAATTAACTCATTTAACAAAGTTATAATGGAGAAGTTTGCATCTCGACAAGCGTATACCATTATAAAAGGACATTATATTCCAATACTTAGAGGTGATATCGCTGATGAATCAGTAATGGATCTTGAGAAACGAAAATTCTATTTACAAAAATACACATTTACCCTTCAAGGGTTTCTATTGGATGAAAACGAATTTCAAGTTAAACCCGCGATATCAAGACAATTTACAATGTTTGAGTTAGGAACCGCTAAACCAAGTCAAAAAAGGAAAAAATATCCTGAAAATCCTGAAACTTTTGAGACAAAAATAGATTTTAATTCATCATATACTTCAGATACGAGAACTATTGAATACAAAGTTAATGTAAGTTATAATGATTCTAGTAACATTTCAAATTATTTAACGTATATTAATAATGTCTTATTCACAGGTTCTACACTTCAAATAAATTCGGGGGATATTCTTAAGACAGAAGTAACTTTGACAAATTCAGGACAAAATGGATTTATAATATTTAAGAACGTATTGGTTTAATTATCACCATATAAGTCTTTTTTAGGTTTACAATTTTCTTTAATTAATTTTTCTAAAAACTTATAAATTTTAAGACCACGATCATCACAATATGCTTTTAATAAATCGTGAGATGTTTTACCAATCTTTATATTTTTTAGTTTTTCACTATCCATATCGGTAAATATCAAAAAAAGATATTTTTGGTAGAAATAAAGATAATGAACTTTATATTATCTTAGGTTTTTGGTTAAAAGTAAAGTATTTATGGTAAATAAATTAAAAAACTTTTATTATAATGGCTACATCAAATAAGGTATTCGTTTCACCTGGAGTATATACTTCAGAAAGAGATTTAAGTTTTGTTGCTCAAAGTGTTGGTGTTACTACACTAGGTTTAGTTGGTGAAGCTCTTAAAGGGCCTGCTTTTGAACCTATTTTTATCACTAGTTTTGATGAGTACGAAACATATTTCGGTGGAACTTCAACTGAGAAATTTGTAAACACACAAATTCCTAAATATGAAATGGCGTATATTGCAAAATCATATTTACAACAATCAAATCAATTATTTGTAACAAGAATATTAGGTCTTTCAGGTTATGATGCCGGACCATCTTGGACAATTAAGACAATTGCGAATCCAAATACCACAACTATCGGATTAACAGGAAGTACACCTGTTGGATTTACAGTAACATTTAGTGCTAACTCAACAGGAACTGTAAATATATTGACCAATGGTTTAAGTGCATATACCGACGTAAATACATCTTATACTAAGATTGACGGCAGTACTTCAACATTCACTACAGATTTACAAAATTTCTTATTAACAGTTTTTGGTAATGATACTGCTGCGGTGGTACAGGTAAACTCAGCATCAACATCATACATTTTTGGTAGTTTACCAGCAGCAACAAATACTACTTATACATCAGGATCCTACACCGCATCTACAAATGTTTTAGGTGTTTATAATACAAATGCGTCTTCACAAGACTATACGTCTTATTTAAACGATCCTTGGTATTATTCTTTGTTCAATATTAGTACTGGAAACAACTATTTTGGTAGATCTTTTGTAACTTTCTTAAGTTCTTTGAGTGGTGGTTTAAGTGCTGGTTCATATACTTCATATACTGGAACAATATCAGGACAAACTTTTGGGTGGTCAGGAACTGCATATTCGGCATATAATAATATGGTCGTTGCAACTTTAAGATCAAGAGGTGTTTCTAATTATGGTTCAGGTGTTGCAGGCCCTGATTATGTGGTTAGTGCAGCGTCTAACGTTAATTTAATTGATATTAATACTGGTGTAACTAAAAACCCATATACCGAGTTTCGAATTACAGGTTTAACAACAACATCAAGTCCAACATCATTTAGTATTACAGCATCAATGCAACAAACGGGGGCTAATTACTTGAGTAAGGTATTAAGTAAAGATAATTTTGCAATAGACAGAACGGTTATACCATTGTTTGTTGAGGAGATTTACCCTAACTTGTTAAATTTTGGTTATAACAAAGGTTACATCAGAGGATTGAGTACAAGTTTAATCCAATTACCTGGTTTGAGAGCGGCTAGTACAACTGGTACTATGGCATATTTCTTAGACCCGTATCAAACACCTAGATCTCCTTGGGTAGTATCTGAACTACGTGGTAATAAAGTGTATGAATTATTCAAAGTTATCACGATATCAGATGGTAATGCGGCAAACACTCAAGTTAAAATTTCTATTTTGAATATGTCATTCAATAATTTAACTTTTGATATTGCAGTAAGAGACTTTTATGATACGGATACCAATCCTGTTATTTTGGAGAAATTTACAAATTGTACTATGGACCCAAGTCAAAATAGTTATGTTGGTGTTAAAGTTGGAACTTCAGATGGTGAATATCAGTTAAATTCTAAATTTATTATGTTGGAATTGAATTATGATGCACCTGTTGATGCTATTCCTTGTGGTTTTGAAGGATTGGTTGAGAGAACATACTCATCAACTTCTAATGTTCCGCCACAACCTGTGTATAAAACAAAATATGATTTTCCTGGTGAAGTTATTTACAATCCACCATTTGGAAACGCAACAGGTTCCGCTGATAATTCAACAACATCAAGTGGTGATAAAGTAAGAACAACCTATTTAGGTTTCTCATCACAATTAGGAATTGATTCTGATTTATTTCAGTATAAAGGAAAACAGAACCCAACAAGTATTTGTAATGAAGCTTCAGATTGGACTTACCAAACAAAAGGATATCACATGGATAGTGGAGCAACTGTTGTAACAATTGCTAATTCATATCTTTCTTCAGGTACTTCAGCATTTGAAGTAGGTTCTGTTAGTTTTACAACAGACCCAACAGATCCTACAAATCCGTATTATAAAATCCAATCACGTAAGTTCACATTCTTAGTTCAAGGAGGTTTTGATGGTTGGGACATTTATAGAGAGAGAAGAACTAATGGTGATGAGTTTATATTAGGAGGTTCAGGATATAAAAAAGGTGTATCACCTACTTGTGATACTAGATATCCGTCAGCAACAGGTTGGGGTGCTTTCAGACCATATACATATGGTAATAACATAACAGATTATGCAACAACTGACTATTATGCTTATCTACTTGGTATTCAAACATTTGCAAATCCTGAAGCAACAAATATTAACGTATTTGCAACACCTGGTATTGATTATGTGAATAATAGTAATTTGGTTGAAGATGCTATTGAAATGGTTGAACAGGAAAGAGCTGACTCGATTTATATCACAACAACCCCTGATATCGATCTTTTAGTATCTACTGTGGATACACAAGACTTTATTGACCCTACAGAAGCTGTAAATACTTTGGATGATACGGGTATTGATTCTAACTATACCGCAACATACTATCCTTGGATTTTAGTTAGAGACACGGTTAATAACACACAAATATATCTCCCATCAACAGGTGAAGTTTGTAGAAACTTAGCACTTACAGATAATATTGCATTTCCTTGGTTCGCATCAGCGGGTTATACAAGAGGTCTTGTTAGTTCAGTGAAGGCTAGAAGAAAATTAACACAAACTGATAGAGATACATTGTATCAGGGAAGAATTAATCCTATTGCTACCTTCTCAGATGTTGGTACAGTAATTTGGGGTAATAAAACTTTACAAGTTGCACAATCAGCACTTGACAGATTAAATGTTAGAAGATTGTTGTTACAGGCTCGTAAATTAATTTCTGCAGTTGCTGTTAGATTGTTGTTTGAACAAAATGACGAGAAAGTTAGACAGGACTTCTTAGATGCGGTTAATCCTATTTTAGATTCAATTAGAAGAGATAGAGGTTTATATGATTTCAGAGTAACAGTAAGTTCTTCACCTGAAGATTTGGATAGAAACCAATTGGTAGGTAAAGTTTATATCAAACCAACTAAATCTTTAGAATTCATTGACATTGAGTTCTTGATCACTCCTACCGGAGCATCTTTTGAAAATATCTAATAAATGAAAGAGATATTGAGAAATAGAATCCTAAATTCACTAATCCCCTCCTATATAACCGAGGGGATTGGTGATGAAGGAACTCCTGATATGAAGTATTATGCTTTTGATTGGGATGATAATTTACTTTATATGCCAACTAAAATCGTTTTGGAGGATGAAGATGGTGATGAAGTTATGATGGGTACTGAGGATTTTGCTGAATATCGAACAGAGATTGGAAAAGAACCTTTCAAATATAAAGGTAGGACAATTATTGGATTTGCAAACGACCCTTTCAGAAATTTCAAAACAGAAGGAGACAAGGATTTCATTATTGATTCAATGACCGCTGAGGTAGGACCTGCTTGGGATGATTTTATTGAAGCAATAAATGGTGGTTCTGTTTTTGCTATTATCACTGCTAGAGGACACAAACCTAATACATTAAAAGAAAGTGTTTATAATATGATTATTAATAATCATGAGGGTATTAATAAAAAACTTTTGATAAAAAATCTTAGAAAATATAGATCCATAGATGATATGGAAGATATGTCTGATGATGAAATAATTCGTGAGTATTTAGATATGTGTCAATTTTCTCCAGTGAGTTATGGTTCTGGTAGTGCTTCTAATCCTGAAGAAGGTAAAATAGACGCTATGAATGAATTTATTGAACATATAAAGAAAATTGCTAGAAAAATACACAAAAAAATATTTGTGAAAGAGAAAATAGGAAATGAATTCATACCAAAAATTGGATTTTCAGATGACGATGTTAGAAATGTTGAAAAGATGAAATCTTATTTTGAAAAAAATAAACCAGAAGGAATTGAATTTGCTACTTATTCAACAACCGGAGGTATAAAAAAGAAATATTAATAACAGAATAGTTTGTCAAAAAAAAAAGTAAATAGAAAAACTTTTTGACGAGTATTTATATAAAAAACTAAAAAAGATTAAAATTTAAAGATATGGCTGATTTATTGATGAAAATGCCGATTCCTTATGAACCCAAAAGGAACAACCGATTTATATTAAGATTCCCTTCATCATTGGGTATAAACGAATGGTATGTACAAAGTTCAGGTAGACCTGCGATTAAGATTGGTAGTACTGAAATTCCATTTTTGAATACAAGTACGTTTGTTGCTGGTAGATTTAATTGGGATCCAATTAAAGTTGATTTTATTGACCCAATTGGTCCTTCTGCAACACAAGCGTTAATGGAATGGGTTCGTTTACACGCGGAATCAGTTACAGGTCGTATGGGTTATGCTGCGGGTTATAAGAAAAACATTGATTTGGAAATGTTAGATCCAACGGGTGTTGTTGTTGAGAAATGGATACTTGAAAATACTTTCTTAACTGATGTATCTTGGTCGCAAGCATCATATAGTGATGATAAGTTGGCAACACTTTCTTGTTCATTACGTATGGATCGTTGTATCTTGGTATATTGATTTTTTTATATTAAAATAGACCTAACCATTGACAATATCGTTTAATTCCCATATATAGTAATATGGGAATTTTTATTTGTAAAATATGTCAGAAAGAGTATAATGGAATAATGTCATTATTAAGACATTCGTCTCTAAAACATAAAACTAAATCAGATGATTTATATGTTAATTATGTTTTAAATGGGGTTAAACCTAAATGTGAATGTGGATGTGGGGAAGAAACTAATTTTATTTCAATATCAAAAGGATTTTCAAAGTTTGTTCAGTCCCATCATAATAGAGTACCTGGTAAAAACAATTTCCATAAAAATCCTGAGACGCACAAAAAAGCAATTGAGACTCAAAAGAAAAATTGGAAAGAAGGAAAATACAAAGGTTGGTGGGAAAACGATAATGAACAAACGAGAAATAAGATTGAGGGAATCAAAGAAAAATTAAGAAATAACAAAGAAAGAGGAAAAAAAATATCTAATTCATTGAAAGGTGTACCAAAATCGGAAAACTCAAAAAAAAAGTTGTCGATTACTCAAAAAAAAAGATACGAAGATAATCCTAAATTAAAAGAAGATGCGTCTAAACGAAGAATTACTTGGCTTAAATCAAAAATAAGTAAAAAACCTAGTGGAGTTGAGATTAAATTTGAAACTATTTTGAGATTACTCAATCTTAATTTTGAATATCAGTACGAGTATAAACATAGACTATTTGATTTTTATCTTGAAACATATAATATTTTGATAGAGGTGGATGGTGATTTTTATCATTGTAATCCTAGTTCAAAACACCACGAAGTAATATATGAAACTCAAATAATAACAAAACAAAATGATAAATATAAAGATGAGTTATGTGTTAATAACGATATAATTTTACTTCGTTATTGGGAAAAAGATATTAATGAAAAACCTGAATGGGTTATTTCTGATTTAAGACAGAGATTGTCTTTATAAAAAGACAACTTTAACTATATTTAACCATAGAGTAAAACTCTATGGTTTTTTTATGGAAGATTCTATACAATATGGACAAATTGATTTTAACTTACCCCACGATGTAGTACCACTACCATCAAGAGGTATTTTTTATAAAAATAAAAAAGAGTCGGTTAAGGTTGGTTATTTAACCGCATCTGATGAGAATACGATAATGAGTGCTCCATCAGATTCTATTGTAACAACACTAGTTAGATCGAAATTATATGAACCAGGTATCAGACCTGAAGACCTTTTGAATGGGGACATCGAAGCAATTCTCATCTTTTTAAGAAATACGTCATTTGGTCCTGAATATGTGTTTAATTTAGTTGATCCCGAAACTGGAAAACCTTTCAAGGGGAATGTGTTGTTAGATGAATTAAATATTAAACAATCAAATCAGTTACCTGATGATGATGGAACTTGGACAACCACATTACCTAGAAGTCAGGTAAAGGTAAAACTTAAACCATTAACTTTAGGTGAACAATCGGATTTAGATAGAATCCAAAGTATGTATCCCCTTGGTAAAGCACCTGTGGTAACAACTAAATTGGCTAAATCAATCGTTAGTATTAATGGTGATACTAACCCTGAGAATATTATTAAGTTCGTTGAGACAATGCCAATTATGGATTCAAAATATATCAAAAAATATATAAACGAAAATGAACCAAGATTAGATCTTGTGAAGACTGTTATCGCCCCATCCGGAAAAAAGGTAGAATTGAGTATCACCTTTGGGGCAGAGTTTTTTCGTCCTTTCTTCTGATCACAAAAAGAACTTATCTGACGAATTTTATTATTTAGCTAAACATCTTCATGTTTCATATGGAGATTTTCACCTTATGCCAACTTATTTCAGAAAATATTTAGTGAATAAGTTGGTTACCGACTTATCACCCAAAACTGAGTAAGTAGTATTTATTGTAAACGATTTTTATGGCACAAAACATTTTTGATGATCTTAATAAGTATGGGAAGGGTTTATCGGACATTTTTCTTAAAGATTTTGTTGCGAATGTAAAAGAATTTCGTGAAAATTTGGACGAACAGGCAAGATCTGTCCAAAAAAATATGACAGCCAATAGGGAAACTTATAGAGAGGTTTCTAAGACGATTGCTGATGTCTCAAAGGATTTAGCGTTAGTTATTGACTCAGGTGCTGATGTTGCAAACCTAACTCAAAGAACTGCTGAAATAATACAAAATATAGCATCAGAACTTGAATATAGTTTTATTGTTGGTGCTAAAAATATGGTTGAAATCCAAGCCGCGGCAACGGCAACAGGATTAGGTATCCAAACAATTTCAACAGGTTTTGTTAAATTTGCTGAGTTTGGGGAATCTATGTATAATTTTGGTGAAAATACATTAACAATTCTATCTGAAGCAAGAAAGTTTGGTGCGAATACAAATGCGGTATTTACACAGGTCAGTGATAATCTATCTAATGCTAACAAATATGGTTTTCAAACAGGTGTTGATGGGTTAGCTCGAATGGCAGCAAAAGCGGCTCTATTGAAAATAGATATGAGTGATGTGTTTAATTTCGCGTCAAAAGTTTTTGATCCAGAAGGAGCTATAGGTGCCGTTAATACATTTCAAAGATTAGGTGTTGCGGTTGGTGATTTGGCAGATCCTTTTAGACTTATGTATTTAGCACAAGAAGACACTGAAGGGTTACAAGAGGCAATTGGAGGTGTTGTAGAAAGAATGGGTTATTTAAATAAAGAAACCGGTAAATTTGAAATACCACCTTCTGCTCGACGTGACTTAATGAAAATTTCAGAAGAAACAGGTCTTAGTTATGATAATATGGTTAAGATGGCTAAAGCACGTGCCCAACTTACCGAAGTATCAAAAGAATTAAGAATTGGTGGTATTGATGAAGAAACTAAAATGTTTTTATCAGGTGTTGCTAATTTTGATAAATTGAAAGGTGGATTCACAGTTAAGGTAGATGGTCAAGATAAATTAGTATCCCAATTACAACAAGGTGATTTAGAAAAACTAAAAGCACAGACAAGTAGTGCTAAAACTTTAGAGGATTTCGCGGCTGAACAACTTTCAACACAACAAATGATGAATAATAATCTGACAGCAATTAAGGTTGGATTTGGTGTTGCGGGAATCGCGAGTAGTAAAGCTCTTCAAGATGCTATTGAAATTCAAAGAGGTGCTCAGAGAATAGTTACCGAGGGAGTTAGGGAAGGATTTAGACCTGAAGATCAAAGAAGGACGATTAATAGATTTGAAGAAGGTAGTGTTGAAGCTATTAGGGATTTAATTAAAGGGGATCTTGAAGGATTTGACGCAAAGTTAGGTACCACACTATCAAATATTACGACAGATCTTGTAGAAGGATTTTCAAATAGTATTGATAGAATTTCTAATATTGATTTTTCGGAAACTTTTAAGACACAAATTAGTAAAGAAAATATAGTGGTTCCTGCGGTTGGTAGTATCGTTGAGGACATTGTTAAGTCTTTGGGGTTGAACACTGAAAAAAAACCTGAAACGGTAAAAGTTGATCCTGTTACGATTGAACTTAAAGGTAGAGTTGAATTAACACAAGACAACAAAGTTGTTGGAATGATTGATGCTAAAGATTTACAATTTTCAAATGCGGTAAAGGCGGTTATGAAACAACCTGATGTATATAATGCACCAGGACAATAAAAAAATAGGTACTAATCTATTTATATTAAAATGAATTATTGATGGGAACTAGTCCGTTATCGTTTAAAGAAACTGAAATCATTAGAAAAAGTTTAATTGTAAGGAATCTTAAACCTTACAGAAAACCTGGTATCTTTACACCACCAAATATTGTCACATATCCAACAGAGTTACAAGATTTTAGTGTAATTGATTCACCTGATGTTCTGATAGATAATAGTCCATTTTCCGATAATTTATATAAAATAAATGAATTTGGTCCTAATGGTGGTTTTAATAAAACAATCAATTATAATAATGTTGTAAGTTCAGGACCAAATAAAGGTGAGTATGGACCATTTCCACCATATACAGATGCTATTGAGAATTATAGTATATCTTACCAAAAAGCATCGTCAATTATTAATCAATACGGACCTCCCGGAGGATTTCAAACACCTTATAATATCGGTTTAGTTCAAAGAGCTAAGGGTGTTTTAGCACCATATTGGGGACCACCAAGTTTTAGACCTTCATTGTATTCACCATATGCTGTTTTATTGTCTAGTGACCCATTGGGTTCAGACGGAACATTATCTTTAGACTCTGAACCAAGAAGATTTGATATTGGTGTAGCTTTAAAGGCTAGTCTAAAGGCTAGAGTTGATCAAAATATTAGAACTGAAACTATTGGTAGATTAACCTTTTTAGAATCATTAAGAGATCCTTTTGAGGTTGCTCAAGTATTGGCAGGTAAAAGACCTATTGTTTCTAAGGATTGGACAATTACAGTACCATCTAATTTTATAGGTAAAGCCGCGGATATACTTAATAGACTTGCAGGTACATATTATCCTGTATCACCAATACCAGGTGATTATTTTGATGAAGATATGACTCAAAATAATCTTGGTAGAACACAACAAACTGTGGTTGGTCAAGCGGTTGCTGGGGCGTTCGGAACAAGAGGGTCTAGAGGTAGAACACCATCTGATTTATTTCTTAAAAACACAGGGTCTGGTCAGAAATTTCAGTTACAATCAAACATTGAACAAAATAAATTTAGACCTGCGTTTAGTGAAGATGCAGTTAGTGGAATATTTTCATTTAATTTATCAAATTTAACAAAAGGTAATTTTTATGTTGGTTCTAAGGATCAAGATCCTGGAACTTTAACATCACCACCTGGGGCACTTCCTAAAGATGAAACAGGTAGAGAAATCAATGCTCCGGTATATGGTCCTGAAGTATTAGGTAATAATTATGAGAATAATATTCAAATCCAAAACGGATTTGCGGGTAAATCATATGAAGATGCGGGAGGAATACAAGGAGGTTTTACTTGGGTTTCACCAAAATATAGTAAGAATGCTGGTAAAAATGTAGCACCCGGTGGTGATTATACAACAAACAACCCTACGTTCAATAGTATTAGTGATAAGTTCAATGCGGGTAAATCAACTAATTACGAGTTTAAACCTGGTAGTATATTAGATGATACTCAAAGACTTGTTGATTCACAACCTAATGGTGCATTACGATTAACCCACGTTGGTAATGCGATAGACCAAGTTTCAAAAGTATTTAGTGATGGATATAAAGAACTAACAAAAGGATCAAGAGTTATATCATACACTAATGATTCTGGTACTGAAACGGGTAGAGAGTATTGTAGAGTATTTGCTAAGGACAAGCCATATCTAAATTATGAAAATTTACAAAAACAAAAAGGTAGTATCTATCAATTTGTTAATTCTGTAATTACATCAACATACAATTTAAATATTGTACCGACAAGTAATAACGTAAACCCAACTGCGGTTGAGAAGAACGTTACTAAGTACATGTTTAGTATTGAAAACTTAGCATGGAGAACCTCAAATAAAGAAGGGTTTCGAGTTTCTGATCTTCCTGCTTGTGAAAGAGGTCCTAATGGTGGAAGAGTCATGTGGTTTCCACCATATGGTTTGACATTCAATGAGGATTCTAGACCATCATTTAATGAAAATACTTTTATTGGGCGACCTGAACCTGTATATACTTACAAACACACATCGAGATCAGGTTCATTATCATTCAAAATAGTTGTGGATCATCCATCTATTTTGAATTTAATTGTTAATAAGGTGTTGGCAAACGCTGATAGAGAAACTGCTGATAACATAATAGATTCTTTTTTTGCTGGTTGTAAGGAATATGATTTATATGATTTGGCTCAAACATATAACACAATTCCAGCATCTGATTTGGTTTATTTTCAAACAATTGTTAATACAGTAACACCACAAAATCCTGCATCACAAGAATTTGCACAACCTATTAATCAATCACAACCATCACCTATAATTCCACAACAAACAAAACCTTCCGAATTAAATTGGAATAAATATAAAAATTTGGGGTTTTATTTTTATAACGACTATCCTGATCCTAATACAAGATTAACTCAGACAACAAGTGCTTATGATACAGAGTATCAATTTTTGATAAGTAAAGAAAACACATTTATTGAGGTTGCTTCACGAAATAATTTTCAAACTGAAATGCAAAATTTCTTTGATGATATTGTTATTGATAATTTTTCAACAGTTGGTGATAAATTAATACCTGAGATAAAGAAAGTATTAGATGATGGAACCGCTAAAAGTATAACAATAAGTTTGATAGGTTCGGCATCGGCACCAGCAACAAGAAGTTATAACGTAGATTTATCTAAAAGAAGAATTGATAGTGTTAAAGATTATTTTGAAAATAAATTAGGTTCATATATCCAATCAGGTAAATTAAAATTAGATTCAGGTATTGCTAGAGGTGAAGAAGAATCAAATGCGATTTTGTATTCTTACAATAAGAATACAAAATCTCAACCATATAGTTGTACCGATCTTGATACTAAGAATATTCCTTACAATAAAATATTTTCAGTTCAGGCTTCAGCTTGTAGAAGAGTAGCAATTAAAGATATTACTTACGTTCCTGGTGATATACCACAAGCACCACCACCACCTGAAATAAGTGCGGTGCCACCAAAACAAGAACAAACTACAGGACAACAACCCAAAGAAGCCCCAAAACCTGTAACCACTACAACTATACAACAAAAAATTAAAAATGATGTTAGTAAAAGAATTATTAGGTCTTTATTATCAGAATGTAATTATTTTGACATTCTTAAAAGTACTGATCCTGTTGTGTTTGATTCTATAAAAGATAAGATTAAGTATTTTAATCCTACATTTCATTCTATGACACCTGAAGGATTAAATTCACGACTAACATTTTTACAACAATGTACTAGACCTGGTGATACCATCCCAACAATTGGATTAGATGGAAAACCTGTAACTGATGTTGCAACTAACACATCATTTGGTGCACCACCAGTACTAGTATTGAGAATTGGTGATTTTTATAATACTAAAATCATACCAACTAGTCTAAGTTTTAAATATGAAAACTTTGATTTAAATCCTGAAGGTATTGGTATGCAGCCTATGATTTGTGATGTTACATTATCATTCAACTTTATAGGTGGTTCAGGTCTTAAAGAACCTATTGAAAAATTACAAAATGCTTTATCGTTTAATTATTATGCTAACACAGAAATGTATGACGAAAGAGCTGAAAGTACCGAAGATAGGGAACAATTTAATCAAAAATTTATTAGTGCGTTAGGTTTAACTGAAACCGAAACAACAACGTCAGTATCACAAGCAACACCAGTGTCATCATCACTTGGTGGTGCAACTATTGGTGAAATTAAGAGCACAACAACATCAGCCGCTACATCAGGTACCTCAAGTGTTGTGTATGGTAATATATCGTACACTAAAGTATTTGACGGATTTGTCACACAAAGTAAGAATTATTTTAATGGTGTGTACAATTTCCTGAACGATACTCTCAAAAATTATAATTATGGGGTATTACAGAATGTCACTAATGTTTTAAAATATAACACTGGTAAATTTAATCAGTATATTACACCACAAGATGTAAGTTTATTCGGTTCACCGGTTAATGTTCAAAACAGATTTACATATTTCTTTTCTCAATTACAGAATAAAATTAGTAATGGGTCTTTATCACAAATAACATTTTTAGAACAAAATAGGAATGTTAAGAATAGTGTGGTTAGAGATTTGAAAAGAAATTATAGTAACTATGTTAGTGGATACTCAACAACATTTTTAACAAAACTATCAACATCAATACAATCATTGAATACTTTAGAACAAGATTTTATTTTCACGATTGATAAACTTAATTATATTTTAACTCAGAGAGATGGTTATTTAGTGAAAGGTGAACCTTTAGTTTATAAAATTACTGGAGGTACTACTATTTCGGGTATTACCACTGATATGACAACAATTGGTACTTACAATAATCAATTTATTGATAAACTAACTGATGGGGATTTCCCACCATATGTATCACAAAGTTTTAAATATCAGACAGAAATATTTCCGGTTAGTAAATATGGGTTTACAACAACGGAATCTAAGTTAGAATATATGTTAATGAGTGATGTTTATATTAATGATTATAACAATTTTATTACCAAACTTACTGAAGGTATAACTGATACAATTTCTTTAACGATAATAAATGATGAATTTGGAAATGTTAAATCGACATTTGAAACCGCTTATAATACTGAATTAAGTATTGTTAATGATAATAAAGATACTATAAATAAAGACATACTTAATGTTGTTGGTATTAATGTTGGGTTAGATAGAACGTGTTCATATACGACTGAATTTACACCAACTAACGACGATAAAACAAGATTGGTTAAGTTGTTAAATCCAAACAATGATTCCGATGTTGATAATCCTTACAATTTCAAAAAGAAGTTTAAATTATGAGTTATCAGTATTATAATAGATATGTGGATTTTGAGGTAAATGGTGGTCAAACTATTGTACCATTTGTTCCTTTGAGACCAAAAAACTCAGATCAAAGGTATATATATCGTGTTGGTAGAAGTAGAATGGATAAGATTTCGCAAGAATATTATGGTACACCTTTTTTTGGTTGGTTAATATTACAATCTAATCCACAATTTGGTGGTTTAGAATGGTCAATACCTGATGGAACAACAATAAACGTTCCATTCCCATTAGTTGCAACATTACAAGATTATAATGCCGCTTTGAATAATTATTTCTTCTATTATGGCAGATAAAAAAATACTCGTTGATTTTGATTACGACAATATTGTAATCATAGATCCTAATAAAACAGTTGGAACTAATGGAAATAGTTATGATGAGAGATTGGTACAACATGAAGAACTTGTTATGTATGCCAATTTGGAAGCGCGTGTTATTCCAGGAACAAAACTTGTTCAAGGGTCTACCCTTGACGACTCAATACGTAATGTAAAAATTGCTCAAATAAACTTCTTAAATCCTGGTGGTAAAGGGTATTTTAGTAATGAATATACTGATGAGCTTACAGGTAAGAATAGTTTAAAAGGTCAAGGGATTAATCAAAATTTTCAGAAAGGACGAGTTTTCCAAGACGCACAAGGTAACAATACTATTGAAAGATATCAGACAACAGGTAATATCCAAGATACAGAACTATTGGGTATTGAAGCAATAACGGTATCAAACGATAGAAGTTTTACACCGGTTGTAAATGTTAGACTAATTGATGTTCAAGGACGAGCACTTTTTGAAAAAGGTGACAACTCACCATACGCGGCGTTTTTTAACTTACCATATCCCACATTTTATCTAACAATGAAAGGGTACTATGGTAAGGCAATTAGATATGAATTAATTTTACAAAACTTTGAAGCTTCATTTCAGGGATCAACAGGTGATTATACAGTTAATTTGAAATTTTTTGCATACAAATATTCAGTTCTTGCTGAAACATCAGTGGCTTATTTGTTTGCATTACCACATATGTATAATACAACATATAACATATCACCACCATCTAACACTCAAGCACAAAACGCTGCTTTGGTTACAAATGGAAATACCAATACTAATGTTAATCAGGTTGTAACATCAAAAGGTTTACAAAAATTAAAAGAAGTTTATCAGGATTATAAATCACAGAGATTGGTTGATGAAAATTTTCCTGAGATGACACTAAATCAATTACAAATTAAGTTAGAAAAACTTGAAGAAAATTTATTGGCAACATTTGGAAAACAAGACTTCTCTTCATTATCAGATGTTGATTCGTATAAGAAAAACTTAATAAGTTATCAAAATTCTGTTTATTCAACTGACTTAAGTTCTTGGTCTACAAAATTCGTTGATACATCATTGTATTATTATGATAATACTGGTAAAAAGTTTTATTTATATAGGGAAAATGTTCGTCAATCACAACAAAATATGAAAGACGCTGAGGTTTTATTAGATAAAATTGTTAAGGAATATAACAAAATTTTATCAGATAATAAAACTTTGGGAAATGGGGGATCTGCGGTTATAAACAACCTTAAAAAATTAGTGACAGGTCTTAATAACGATATTAAGGTTGAAACAATTATTCGTGACTTAGGAACTATAGACGAACAAAAGACATTATTTGATAGATTAAAAAGAGAACCAACAAGTGCCGAGACTGAAAATTTCAGAATTGAGATTAATAAACTGAAATTCTCAAACACTAGTATAAAAATTAATGGTATAGTTAATAATCAACCTGACAATAGTGCTGAGTCTGAAGCGGGTCCTGTGAAGTTACCACAAAAAGTAGTATATTTTGAAGGTGAGGGAACGTTTGTTGACCTAATTCAAAAACTAGATACTAATGCCACAAAAATTAGAACACAAATCGAGGATACTTTAACTTCTGAATTACAAAAAAAACTTGAAGGTAATAATGGTTTAGGGTTTAAACCAACAATTAGAAATGTGTGTGCGGTTGTTTTTGCATCTTTGGAGGCGTTTTTGAGGTTATTAGATGATGTACATAGTAAGGCTTGGGACGTTAGATTTGACCCAACTCGAAAAGCGGCAATATTAAATAATGAAAATAAAAATAATATTGACATAACCACGGCAGGAAACATTCCAGTTTATCCTTGGCCACAATATTTTGTTGAAACACAGAACACAAATGATGGTGGTAAATTTGAATTGAGATACCCGGGTGACCCATCAGTGATAAATCAAACTCAAGCATATAGGTATGATATTTGGCCTGAAGTTGAGTTCGTTGAGGAATATATGAAAGGGTTATCTGTAAGAGATCTTGAAATTTTACAAAACCCAACAAGTTCAACAAACGAAGAAAAAACGATAAATAGAGTAACGTTAAACGCATTTGACTACCCTACAACAAATAGAACATATACGATAACTGAGATTGTGTTATTTATATATGAGATATATGAAAGGGTCTATTCCGCGTCTTTTTACGATAAATTAAATACGGACATTTCAAATAAAAAAGAGGTTTATAAAACAATTGCTGATTTTGAAACTGAAAGTATTTTAAAAGCCTTGAATAATAGTAACCCTGAATTAATTAAGATATTAAAAGACTTTTCATTACAACCTGGTAATATTACTGATTTGATGAGACACATATCAAATGAAGGTAAGGGTGTTTCTTGGAATCAGTTTATTCGTGGTTATTATACTAACAAATATTTGGTGGGTAAAACTGATAAACCATTTCAGATACTTTCAGGTAATACTACCTTAACTGAAACGGTGTTACCAAATATTAGTTCGGCATCTAAAAAGAGAGTTTCTGACTTATTAAAAGTTGAAACAGGATTAGGATTTACTGATTTATATCCATTTGTTTCAGAAACTTTTAACCAAAATTCATTACAAAATGGTTTATCCGATGGTCTTAGATTTAATAAAACAACACAAACATTAGTGTTTAATGATAGAATTAATTACATAACTAATTTTACTACAGCGGATCCCAAACGAGCACCAAAACCATTTACTATTTTGGATTATACGTCATTTAAACCAATTCAATATGATAGTAATGGGTCTTTAACTCCATCACAAATATATACAACCAAATTATTTGGTGATAGATTAGCAACTGAAGGGGTTTGGGGTGAAAAAGTAATCTCAATGTTAAACACTCCGTTTTTTACAAATGCTATCTTATCAGGGGTACAAAGTGATAGAAATGACGAAACATATCCATATATCCAAGCGGCTTACTTGTTTTTAAATTCATTACCATTAGCAACTTTAAGAGAAAAGTTTGTTAGTGGAGGTACGTATGGTGAATACATATCATCCGTACTAAATAAATATGGTTCAATACAATCATTACCATATTCTTGGATTATTAAATATGGTTCTATATGGTATAGGTATAAAAAACAAGTAAATGATGGTATAGATATTTTAGATGGTGTTTGGAGAAATTTTGATTTTTCATCAAATTATGACCCAACAACCTCATCCACAACCAGATCTTACAATACAAATGTTTTTGTGAATGGGTCTAGAAGTGCGAGTACTATTACTTTACAGGATACAACAACAAATGTGGTAACACTGACTAATATTAGTACAGGTTTTTACCCCAAATTAATTAATGATTTTACATATTTTACAACAGGTTTTGATTTACTAACAGGTTATACTGATTCTGATTATGTTGGAACAACTTGTGGTAATCAATTAGAGATAAGAAATAATGTTGATAATAATGTAAATCAACCTTACAATGATGGTGGTTTAAAATTCTTAAATTATAAACCATATGCAATATCTTTCGATATTAATAATAACACTTCGTTCCCTAAAAAATACCAACAAAGTATTTTAGTATATCCTAGTTTTGGACCACCAGTTAATGAGGTTTCTAGTTTTCTATTTACTGAAAATAATTTGAATAGTTATAGTAATTTAAATCAATATAATCAGGTAGAGAATAACCCATCCATTTATAACGCAACCACTAATTTTATTTGGGGATCAGGACCTTTTGGATATTTTTCAAGTGCAGCATTTACTAAACCTGATTATTATGAGTACATCAAAAAAGTTAGGAGTGATGTGAATAAACAAAACGCATTTTCATTTGAAACTGATTTTGAATATACAAGAATTGATGAAATATTTGCAACCTTTTCTAAGGAAGTGTTGGATGAGTTTGAAACGATGTTTTTAGATTTTTGTAGATCAAAGAATAACTTCCAAAATCCGTACATTAGTGACATTACTTTTGGAAATTTCCAAGCATTGATAAGTGATATTATGTTTATTGATCGATTTAATGGTGCTATATCTAACGATGAATTTATATCTAAGGTTGCTAACTCACAACAAGATAAGTTATCGAATAATTGTAGGTTATTTATGGATCAAACAATATTGTTTGTAAATGGAAATCCCTCAAACTTCAATCGTAGATTATATGGGTCATTTCAAACAAGTAAAATAACTGATCCAATTGTATTTAATCCTTATGTTGTAGGATCATTACCAACAAGTGGAGGTACAATAACGTTAGAACAATCTGAAACTGCTAATTCGTTAGCTTGGAAAACGTTAAAAACATACGTTGGGTTGTATTCATCAGGTGCGACAACACCTTATGGGTTTTATTATTCTGATAATGGTTCGTATATTACCGATTTTTTTGTGGATAATAATATTGAATTTACTGAGAGTAATGTTATAACTTGTTCACCTTTAATAAAGATTTATGCAACACAAAAATATTTGGCGAATGGGGTGTTAAATAAAGATAGTTTCACAACATTAATTGATAATTATGTTAATTCGGCAACCGAACTACAAACAAATATTTTTACAATATTATTCAATCAATTAGGTAAACAACTTCCGGTTGTTACGGTTAATTCTTCACAAAAGATTAATAGTATTATTGATGGGAATGTTCCCAAATATGAGATGTGGGACACGTTAAAAACTTTAGATAATAAATGGATTGCAGGTAATGATTATAAAGGTAGAACTTTATTTCAGGATGTTGTGTTCTTAGATAGAGCTAATAGAGACATTGGAAAATCAGCATTGATTGATATTTTCAGTTTCAAAACACTACTAAATAATAATCCTCTCAATATGAGGGTTTTAGATTTTTTCAGTAAAATTTTGAGTGATAATAAATTCATGATGATGCCTATGGGTGCTTACATGAATTTTTGGAGTAAGGAATTGATTGATGCTGATGGAAGACCAAATCCCGAAAATAGTCAGGATTTAGCTCAAACATTATTTGGTACACACTTAAATGTTGATTACAGGGAAGCAAGATCAAAAATTGTATGTATCTATGGTGGTAAAGTTTCTGAACATTTGGATGTAAGACGATCAGATGATTATCGTTTTGGGAATGATAGTTTTGATATCACAAGAACATCTGAAAATGCTTTATTGTTTCAAACACCTGTAAATAAAAATGACTATCACCTATCAAATAAAGTGGTTGGTTTTAATGTTGATTTTGGAACTATATCACAAGGTATGTTTTATAACATAAATCTAACACAAACTAATTCTCTTGCAACGACTGAAGCAAATAAAGTAATTTCGGATGTTGCGAGTGCTGCGGGAGGTAAACGCGGAATAGCTCAAAGTTTATCTTTATATAATTTATATAAAAATAGATCATATGAAGTTGAAGTTACTTCATTGGGTAATGTGATGATACAACCTACGATGTACTTTAATTTAAAGAATGTTCCAATGTTTAATGGTCCCTATCATATCCAATCTGTAACACATCAAATATCACCAGGAATGTTTACAACACAAATTAAGGGGGTTAGGATACCAATATACTCAATGCCACAATTGGATAAACAAATAACGTCTATAAATCAAGTAGTGTTAAGTGGATTATTTTCTAAAATCAAGAAAAAAAGAGAAGATGAAAATAATCAAACACCAACAACGGTTAATATCACAAACGTAGCAAGTAATGTTAATAACAAAACATCGTTCACTTTGGGATCAAATGCGTCATGTGTTAATAAATTAGATCCTACTTACACATCTTACCAACCATCTGATGCCTTAGTAAGTGAATTAAGTTTTAAGAAAGCCGCTACGTATATTTCACAATCAACACCTGTTGAGGCGAACAGACTTTTAACTTTCTGTACGTTATACATGTCAAGTTCAAGTAGTGATAAATTCGCAGGGTATGATTATAATTTTGCGGGTGTTACTCTCGATAAAAAATATGGTGGAAATATAGCAACAAATTTTAAAAATCAGTATTTTTGTTT